CGGGGTGTATCAAATAATTTTCCCGTTGAACACCAAGAAAAACCCTCTTGCTCATAGTAATTAATCCCCTCTGCCATACAATCAACATCAGATATATCCCGCAACCTCTCCACGCTTACGGCTGTTATAATGACATAGTGTGGCATTAGCTCTGGCTTCACATACTTTTTTTTTGTCCAGCCTGCACCGTTTGGGAATAAATTAGGATTGCACTCATCATTGTAAAAGGAATTGTAGCTTTGAGCGACGGCTACGATTTCACCTACTTTATACGGGAGTCGGAATATGCTACCACCTTCCAGCTTTGCTCCATAACCACAGAACTCACAATAAACACTACCATCTTCGTTGACAACCAAACTCATGGGTTTGTCCTTCCAATATGCTGATTTATACCAACGATGTACCGTAGAACAGTCCTCCGGTTGTGGATTCATTATCCGCCTTGTCTGAGTTTTTATACCTTCAAGTACGGCTTGTGTGAGTCCGTTTTTATCATTGAACATTATTTTCTTCATATTTCAATCGCCATTAATTAAATCCAAATTATAAATACATAATCGCTATTAACTGTACGATTTATATCATTAGTCTCATAAAGCGAAGCTACTTTAATAAGTTTTGACTTATCTTCCACTTTTTCAAGTTCGTCAATCAATTCTTGTACTGTCATATTCTTTTCTTTTTAAGTCTTTCAACCTCTATTCCTCCTTTAATCATCTAACTATCTTTTTTTATATACATAAATTTAATATCAGACTTTTCTCTCATTTTTTTTATTTCTTCGATAATAACTTTTCTAATAAACCAGTATCCACCTGTAAGAAAATAATTTAAACCGCTTACTATTTCTGACTCATACCTAGTTCCTTTATAGATAACTCTATAATATCCACTCCATCCACCATCATGATATTCAAAACTTTGTAAAATATCATTCCTTAATCTTTTCAATAATTTAATCTTCATATCTTATTCCTCCTTTATAATTTCTTTCATGAAACAAATCCAATGTGTATTAGATCGTTTGCCGGATATATGCCCGAATATTGGTTTTTCAGGTGTGAGTTTGAGAACTTCCGACACTTTGATGTCGGTCTCGTTCCATTTGAAAATCAAAAATCCTCCGGGTTTCAGGACTCTAAAACATTCTTTAAATCCCTTTGCCAGCATATCACGCCAATCTGAATACAGAGCTCCATATTTAATTTGTTGGTAGCCTGTTGGCGATGCTTTTTCGTTCAAACTTCCGTACATATCTGCCATCTTTGACTTTCCAGCATTCCTTAATAAGTGAGGCGGATCGAAAACTACCATCGAAAAAGATTTATCCTCATAGGGCATATTTGTAAAGTCGGCTTGTATGTCGGGATTTACTTCAAATGATCTACCATCGCATAAATGAGTAGAGACCTTTCGAATGTCTTGAAAAAGAACTCTTTCGTCATGTTTGTCGAAGTAGAACATCTTTCCCCCACAACAGGCATCTAATATCGTTTTTCTCATTGCTATTCCTCCTGTTTATTTGGTAACAAGTCTTCTACATATGCCCAACGTTGCATGTTAACTCCACGTGAAAATTTTACCCAATTTCCAGAGTCATAAAAGGTATCAAAGGCACTGTCTCCAAGTTGAGCAAGATATATTCTATTCCTTTCGGGTTCTTCACTTACCTCATGCCACACTGAATTTATCCGCCAGTTTGCACCATGCTCGAAAGCATCAGCTATTGCGTACTTATCAAAATCTCCAAAGACACAAGATGGGGTTGCTGTTTTGGCATATTCTAATGACTTCTTCTCAATATCTTCTATTTTCATTACCTATCAATTTTTCTCATTAACTTCAACAAGATGACTATCTATTTCCTCTATAACCTCAATGGCCGCTTGTAAGAATGCTTTATTAGTTGTACGGATATATCCTGATCCTAACTTACCTATCTTGTATTTGTCTGCCGTAAAAACGATATATTGCTTTGCAAACAGAATGTTGATACAGCATTTTAATCGTTCAATCATTGCTCTCCTCCTTTCATAAGTTCGATTTCTCCCATATCTGTATGATTTTTATAATTTATTTAAATAAACTGACTTGTATTCTTTTCAAGACCTTTTCATTTGCGTCGTTATAAAATTGCTTGTTGACCTCGAAACCATATGCCTTTCTTCCCAATGAGGCTGCCGCATACAGGGTCGTGCCGCTTCCTGCGCACGGGTCGATGACAACATCTCCCTTGTCCGTGAATATCTCTATCAACCGTTTGAGAAGCGGGACAGGTTTCTGGCAAGGGTGGCATTTGGGCGTGGTGTTGTCCCTCACCCAATCGAAGCAGTTGAAAATCATTCTCCCGTTGTTGTTGAATTTGGGCAACTTGTCACGATAAAGGATAAGACCGTATTCGCAGTTGCCGACGACCTTCATGTTTGCTTTCAACACTTGCGCCGAGAAGTCCTTGCGGAAAACCAGCGGTATATAGTGATTTAACCCGTATTTGCGGCCTAACTCTATGAATTTGAACTGCTGTTCGTACTCGCAGAACAGTATCATGCAGGGGGATTTGCCGGCTTCTTTCGGCTCTTTCACGAGCATTTTTGAACAGAAGTGCATGAACTCTGCCGGACGAAACTCGCTGTCGGACGAAAAGAATTGCTTTCCTGCCTTGTCGCTCTCGCCGTTCTTGTTGTCTCCGTCGATATACCATGCGGGGTTGCTGGCGTAGGCGTTATTCGCCAAATTATACGGCACATCTGCTATAATCAGCTGCGCTTTTGGCAGCCCATAGACTTTATAATTCTGGAACGAATCGTTGTAAAGCTCTATGTCTTTCATACTTAACTTTCCTTTTTGCTGTATTTGTCGATAATTTCTTGAATCTGATCGGGTGTCGCTTTCTCCTTTTCACGTAGCTCTCTCTCCCGTTCCTTTTCCTCCTGCCGTTTCTTGTCCTCATAGAACCGCAATAGTTTCTCTCTGTCGGCTCTGAACTCTCGAAGAGACCTTGTTATCACCATAGGGTCGAAAACTCCGTAGAACGTCCCGTAAAGCCCCTGTTTGAACCGCTGGAAGAATACCATGAACTCGGTAAGTTTGAAATCGCCATAGCCGGAGATGATGATACGGGCTATCTCCTCGTATTCCTTTTCCGTCATTCCGTCCTTGCGGACTCCCGAAAATTCGGCGAGGTCGAGAAGCTGTATTTCCAGCCACGACTCGGCGATGTGACTGCCGAACGTCCTCGATACACGGGCTATGCTCGGAGCTTTGCCGATAAAGCATCGTTCGAGGCTCTGGCAATAGCGGCCTTGATTGTCGGGGCTAAAAAGGCAGAGCAGATTCTCCCCCGTCTTGTAGGTTGCCAGTATCTCCCGTTGCCAGCTTGGTGGCGATGGCTTTTGCAAACTCTTCAACTCGCTCCTGTTTAGTCTTTCCGGTAGCAGCTCTTCTATTTTTTTCATACTTTTTCTCGTTGTTTGCCCATGTGGCGAGCCGCTTGGAGAGCTCCCATGTGGGCTGTTTCTCGAATCTCATTTTCGTTTGGGAGGCGTTCATCTCCGACCAATAGTCGAAGAATGCCCGAAGCATTTCTTTCCCGTACTTGTCGGCATAAGGGATAAGGGAATGATAAAAGACTTCTTTCCTTTCGTGCGTGGCGGCGGACGCCGCTTTTTTCTTTATACTCTCGTTAGAGAGTATTTCTTTTTTTTCTTTTTCTTTTATTTTCTTTTGTGGTATTTTCTCAGAGTTTATTGGCATTTCTTCGGAAGAAATAGGCATTTCCTCGGAGGAAATATGTTTTTCCTCGGAAGAAATAAGGGAATATTCGACAAAATCGCATTTCCGATTGATCTGTTTGCAAATGTCCCTGTATCGTTCCTGTATTCCTTTCGATGACAGCACATGTTCCATTTCAAATAATTCTTTGGAAAATAACCCCAGTGCCAGACAGCTCTTAATCACTTCTGATATATATGCCTCTTCAAACCCGGTCTGTTCCGAAATAATGAAGGGCAACTCTTCGTCCCACATCATGTAGTACCCACCCTTGTAGATAAGACATAGCAGGAGAGCATATACCGTCATAGCTTTACCGCCTTGATACTTGATTAACTTTCGTATTCTTATATCTTGAAATGTGTCTATGTCAAAAGGAAAATAGTCCAATCCCATTTTTCTATTTCGTCCCATGTATATTTAGTTCCTATTTTCTTTTTATAAACTCATGAATTTTACTCATAATATGACAATTTCCACTGACGTGAAACGGTTGGGAAACTGTAAGATTGTGCTCATAATTGTTCTTATTTATTACATGGTAAATTTAATATATTATTTACTTTTTGACAAATATAAACATCTGTAAATCAAATGATTAAACATTTTTTTAATTTGTGGTTTCAGTGATTGAAAATGCCCACCCGTTCAGGGTCTTGTGCTTGTCAATCTCACCGGTTTTGCATAGCTCGTTTATCTCAGATTTGAGTGACCGTATAACCACCGACTGTATTTCGGTAAAGCTCGCTATGGAGGGCTCCTTGTTATTCTTTTTCTTTTCCTCGATAATGGAGGATATAACTTGCTTGGCTATAATCATGGCTATTCTTGTTTTAACAATTCTGGGTTATGAGAATACAGCCGGCAGGTACTTGTGCCGGTAAACGTTTTTCAGATAGGTTATCATTTGGTCGTAGCTCTTGATAAAGCCCTCGTTGATAAGGTCGGCGACTTTTCTTTCCAGCTCGTACAATTCCCGCTGTTTCTTTTCTTCGCCGTATTGGTTGCGGATATTCCTTTCATGCTCGTTGAACACAATCCAGTTCAACGCTTCGCCTACTTTCTGCATGGCTTGGGGCATGAAGTCTTTCCGAACGATCTTTGAAACAGCCGAGCCTAGTTTGTTGTAGGCATCGCCGGCTTCGTTGCGGTACTTTATCATTTCGTCTTGTACGAATTTCAGAACCTTTACTTTGAATGCGGGATTTAGCCACATCGCAAAATCTAAAAACATAAGAGGTGTCATCCATGTACCTCCATTTTTACCTCGTGTTACCACAACTATAGATTTTGGAAAATCCTTATAATCATCACTTTCTAAAAGACGGGAATTCCCGTCTTTAAATTCGGGTTCCTCCATGAGAGCTTTAACAAATTCTCTCGTTTCTTTTAATCTGAGATAATCTCCTATCTTCTTGGTATTATTTTTATTAGCACTATTCCACTGCACAATCAAATTCGTACAGTCGAATTTACCGTCACAAGTCCGTTGAGATACTTTAAAATCACCCATTGGACGAATCATAATTTGGTTCGTTTTCATAGCGTATTTTCTTTGTTTATTTCAGATTCAACGACTTTGTATTTAATAGGCAATCCGGAGCAGGTGATGGCGAGCAGGGCAGAGTCCCTTTCTTCTTGGTTGCTGCGACTCGCATTGAACGCTATGCCGCTCATCTGGCACAACCGCTTCAATTCTTCATGGGTGATCTTGCCGTCTTTCCCTTGCCAGCACTTGCGCAACGGGGATTGCTCCATGACTTGTATTCCGTAATGCCTCAGCATTTCGACTATCTTGCGACCGGCCTCTTGGTTGCGACCTACATGCTCGCCTTTCTTGGCTGCGCTCGCCCGTGTGTCTTTCGGTGACAAGTGCCAGTTGGA